TGCAACATCCTTTATAAGTATATCCTGAACTTCATTGGTTATATAACTATCAGTATCACCATATTTTGATTCTAAAATATCAATCATTTGCTGTGGCATCCGTCTTTTACCACTTTCTACAGCCGAAATAAATGATTGAGCACACGAAAGAAGCTCAGCAGCTTCAACCTGAGTGAATTTTTTTTCTTGCCTAAATCGCTTAAAATCAAACACTTTCATAATCCTTAAAATTTTTCTATAAAAAATATCACAAATTATTTGCTTATATAATCAAATAAATGCTTATATTTGCACCGTGATACTTGAAATAGTGGTGCAAATATAGCGAAAATGTGTTTGCCAAACATAATTAACCGAGTAAAAAATGAAAAAAAGTACATTCAGAAAAATCTATGACAAGCTGCCAGCTCAAAAGGTGGTGGCTCCAAAAACAGAGTGGATTAAGCGGATGGCTGACATTTGCAAGGTACATCCAACAACTGTACGCTGTTGGCTGGCAGGCACACAAAAGCCTGATGCACTCAGAATCTCTTTGCTCTCTAAGGAGCTTGGAGTACCAGAAAACGAATTGTTTAACTAAAAAATGCAACACCGTGAAATCAGAAACTTTTGTAAACCTAATGTGGGGGTTCGTTTGGTTGATACTTGGAACGACCACCCTTTTAAGCTCTATCATCTATAAAACGTGGTGGGGAATACTATTGGCTATGGCTTGTGCTTTGATGGCTTATGTATGCTACACCGATGATGAGTATGGAACGGAAAGCGTAAAAGCTTATTTGCAACGTAAAAGAAGTAAATAAAATGTCAATCACTTTGGAACTATACGAATTGAAAAACATCTGTATGCAAATGGCCGAACTTGGTGCTGCCAATTACGTGAAGCGTACAAAGCCTGGGGAAGATCTTATTTCCCAGCGTGAAGCCTACAGGGAATTTCAAGAGGTGCGTGTAAAGAACTGGGTTAAGAAAGATCTGGTACACGGATCAAGATCTGGTAGCTCCACCCGTTCCAAAGTTCTCTATTCAAGAGCCGAACTACTTGCGGCTGATCAATCCGAACGAATGAACTCAATTATTAACAAGTAATCTTATGCGTACAATCAAATTGAAATCTCTTTCCCTGGTAAATTTCAAGGGAATCAGAAACCTGGACGTAAATTTCCCTGGTTTGGTAACAGAAGTAATGGGGGAAAACGGTACAGGAAAAACTACGCTGTTTGATTCTTTCCTTTGGCTGTTGTTCGGTAAAGACAGCACTGGACGATCAGACACGAATTTCAACATTAAAACGTTGGATGAAAACGGAAAGCCTATTCTTAGACTTGAACACTATGTTTCTGGTGTTCTGGACGTGGACGGAAAGGAAGTGAAGCTAAAGCGTGCCTATGTGGAAAACTGGGTAAAGCCCAGAGGTACTACAGAAGAAACTTTGCAGAACCACAAGACGGAGTATTATATCAATGACGTTAAGCTGGGCACTAAAAAGGAGTATGACAATGAAATTTCTTCCATTCTCCCAGAAGATCTTTTCCGCATTGTAACCAACCCGTACTACTTCACCAACTTAAAGCCCGATGCCCAAAAGGAAATGTTGCTCAATATGGCTGGCACCATTACCGATGATGAGGTAGCGGCTTCCAATCCCGAATATCTGGAATTGCTTGCACAGCTTTCTGGTAGAAGCATGGCACAATACGCTAAGGAAGTTTCCGCTAAGAAGAAAGCCTGTAAGGATGCCCTTACCATCATACCAGGGCAGATAGATACTGCAAAAAGATTGATGCCAGAGGCAGAGGACTGGGTAGCTCTGGATGATGAGCTAAACAGGGTAAAGCAATGTGTGTCGGATCTGGATGCCAAAATAGCAGACAAATCAAAGATTAATGAGCAAGAATACAAGCGTAAATCTGATATTCAAAGATTGATCGGTGAAAAACGTCTGGAGCTTACCAAACGTGAAAACGCCATTCGTACAGAAGCCAATGCTGGACGTAATGAGGCAGATATGAAGATTAAGGAACTGGAATATTTGCTTAAGAATAAAGAAGCTGAGGCTGAACGTAAGCGAAATGCCGCTAAGGAATGCGACAAATCAATAAGTGCTATTGAAGATGAATTGTCGGCACTCCGTGGTAAATTCCGTGAAATCAATGCTGAGGTAATCAATTACCCAGAGGGTGCTTTTGTTTGTCCTACTTGTAAACGTCCTCTGGATGCAGACGATATAGAAGCGAAACAGGCAGAGCTTCTGGCCAATTTCAATCAGAATAAGGCTGAAAGACTGAGAGCCAACCAGGAAACAGGAAAGAGAAAAGCCGCTGAAAAATCCAGCCTTTCCGAAAAAATGGAAAGTTTACTCAGTGAAGCTACTGATCTTGATAATGAAATCACCACCATTAAGGGTGAAATTGAAGTACAGAAAGAGAATATCCCAGAGAGCCAGAATGTAGAATATCTCATTTCAAGCGACCAGACTTGCATAGATCTTAAGAATGAGATTTCAGATCTTACCAATCAGCTTTCCATAGACAGCAAGCCTGTTGATGTTTCTGATCTTCAAGAAAAGAAGCAAGCCTACAACTCCAGAATACAGGAACTCTACAAAAGCCTTGCCAAACGTGAGCAGATTGAACGTGCGGAAAAGGAAATTGCCGATCTGGAAGAAAAGCGTATAGCCAACAATCAAGCTCTGGCAGATCTGGAAAAATGGGAATTTACAGCCTTGTCATTCCAGAAAGATAAGGATGCTAAGCTGTTGGAACGCATTAACGGCCTATTCAACTATGTTTCTTTCTCATTCGTGGATAACCAGCTGAACGGAGGCGAAAAGCTGACCTGTGTTTGCACCGTAAACGGCACACCATATCCAGATGTGAATGCCGCTGGCAAACTGAATGCTGGCCTGGATATTATCAATGCCATTTGTAAGGCAAAGGGTTTCAGTGCTCCGATCTTCATTGATAACAGGGAAAGTGTGAATAGAATTATACCTACCATTTCACAGGTAATCAATCTCAGTGTAAGTTTAGACAAAACATTAACCGTAAAATAAACAGATATGGCACAAGAAAAATCAGTTATACAATCTACAGCCCAGGGAAGCCAAATAGCGAAACAGCCTAAAAAGGTAGATATTCTTAAGAATATGCTTAGTGCTGAAAGCGTACAAGCTCAGTTTAAGAATGCTCTGGGTAAGAACTCTGGCACTTTTGTTGCCTCAGTTATTGATCTCTATAACGGTGATTCAAACCTACAGAAATGCGAGCCTAAACAGGTTGTAATGGAGGCTTTGAAAGCCGCTGTACTTCACTTGCCCATCAATAAGGCTTTGGGATATGCTTATATCATTCCTTTCAACAATAAAAAGAAAATCAAGGAAAAGGACGAAAGAGGGAATGAGAGGGAAAGAGAAGTTTATGTAGTAGAACCAACATTCCAGATGGGCTACAAGGGCTATGTACAGCTTGCTATGCGTACAGGGCAATATCGCACGCTCAATGCAGATGTTGTGTACAAGGGTGAATTGCGTAAGGTAAACAAGCTTACTGGCGAAATTGCCTTTGACGGTGAAAAAACCTCTGATGAAGTAATAGGTTACTTCTGTTATTTCGAGCTGTTGAACGGATTTAGTAAAACGTTGTACATGACCGTTGAACAAATGGCCATTCACGCTAAGAAGTACAGCAAGGGGCTGAAAAAGACAACTACCGTTGAAAGTCTTATTGATCTGGCCAAATTGCCCGTTGTTGCAGAAAGCAACGTTGTGGGATGGAGTGGCAATTTTCACGGAATGGCCATTAAAACGGTTATCAGAAACCTTTTGAGCAAATACGGCTACCTTTCTGTGGAAATGCAAAATGCGATGGCAGACGATTTGGAGGGTGACACTAATTTCAATGCCAATTCAAGTGAGGAGATCAGACAGGTTATAGACGGTGAGGCGGTTGTATATGAAGAAGTGGCTAAGCAGTTGCCAGAAAAAACAGCCACCACAGAACCAGATCCAGGTTATTGATATGAAACTGATCGTGTTAGGCAGTTCGTCCAGCGGTAATTGCTACATTCTGGATAATGGGGATGAAGCTTTGATTTTGGAGGCTGGCATTCGCTTTACAGAAGTAAAGAAAGCTCTGGATTTCAACCTACGAAAAGTGGTTGGCTGCCTTATCACTCACCAGCACAACGACCATGCAAAGAATATCAAGATAATGGTAGAAAATGGATTCTACACTCTTGCGCTACAGGAGGTATGGACTGCAAAAGGGGTTTGGGATTCACGATCTGTAGCTATTGAGCCTGGAAAGGGCTATAAGCTTGGAGGTTTCAAGATTGTGCCTTTTCACGCTTTGCATGATGTTCCATGTGTAGGTTTTCTAATCGACCACAAGGATAGCGGAAAGATATTATTCCTAACTGATAGTCATTCGTGCGATTATTTGTTTAAGGATCTTTCCCATGTGCTGATAGAGTGTAATTACTCAGATAAGAAGCTCATAGAAAGTATTATGAATGGCCGTACCCTACCCTCACAAAGGGATCGGTTGCTTAATTCTCACATGGAGCTTAATACGTGTAATGAATTTCTGGCAAAAAACGACCTATCACAGGTATCTAATATCGTTCTGCTTCACCTATCGGACAATAACAGCGATGAGCAATTATTTGTGAATGAAGTAGAGAAGCTGACAGGAAAAGCCGTATATGCTGCCAGAAAAGGTTTGACTATCGACCTTAACAAGATTTAGGAATGGAAAAAGTGACGGTTGAAAAAAGGAATGGGCTATTTGACTTGAAGCCTCTGTACAACTGGTTTACCCAGGCTTGCGATGGCATCTTTAGGGTTGAGATTCGCAAAGTACGAAAACCACGATCAAACGATCAAAACGGCTGGTTGTGGGGCTGTATCTATCCGATGTTGCTGGATTCACTGCTTGATGCTGGTTGGGAGTTTGTAAATGTGGAGCAAGTACACGAATTTTTCAAGGCTCAAATGACAGCTGACAAAGTGGTAAACAAGCATACAGGTGAAATTATAGAATTTCCAGGATCAACCGCCACAATGGACACGGTTACTTTCTCTACCTATTGTGAGAAATTGAGAGAGTATGCAAGGGAATACCTTAACGTGGAAATACCAGATCCAGATCGTTACTGGAAAAGCTATGAAAAAGATACCAAATAATGTAGTAGCTGACCTATTAAGGCATCTGCCATTTATTATAAAATCCATTCCACCTAATCAAAATACAAGGTTGGATAATGCGATAAGAATAACTAAGAAGCATATTAACAAATTAAAGAATTTGAAAGATGAATAAGGAA